AGTTGCTGTGTTACACCTGATACTTGGGTGGAAATACTAGATGAAGACAATATGGTAAAGACTAAAAAAGTTCAGGTTAAAGACCTGGCAGTAGGTATGAAAATCAAAACTAAGAACGAGTCAGGAGACATTGTTTTTAAAACAATAACCGATAAGTTTGATACTGTAGTTGATCCTGAAAACCAGGTTAGGCTAGAGTTTGAAAATGGCGTGTCCTTGCAGTGTTCTACTAACCATCCTATAATGGTCCTGGGCAATAATGGTGCGTTCTTACAGAAGAAGCCGAGTGCCCTTACTAAGGAAGACAGAGTATTAACTGAATTGGGATTTACAAGATTGTTGGTTGCTGACTTTGGGCAACAAAATGATCCAAACTATATTGACATTACTGTAGAAGACACTCATACCTTTTTTACATCTTCTTCTCCTGAAGGACCAATGGTATTAACCCATAACAGCCAAGGTGGTATTCGTAACGCAAGTGCGACAGTTTTCTATCCAATCTGGCATCATCAATTTGACGATCTTATTGTACTAAAGAACAATCAAGGCACAGAAGAAACAAGAGTGCGTCATATGGATTATGGTGTTGTACTGTCTGCCTTCTTCTGGCGCAGATTCAAGAACAAAGAAAACATAACTTTCTTTGATCCAAATGAAGTTCCTGATCTATACGAAGCATTCTATTCAAATATCGCAAAGTTTGAAGAACTCTATGTGAAGTATGAAAAGCGCAAAGACTTACGCAAGAAGACCATGAGCGCCGAAGAAGTATTCAAAGGAGGTATTCTGAAAGAAAGAACAGATACAGGTAGAATCTATCTAGTATTCATTGATAATGTAATGAATCAAGGCCCGTTTGATCCCGAGTATCACACGATCTATCAAAGTAACTTGTGCTGCGTAACCGGTGATACCCGAGTTACTTTCCAACACGAGAACGGAGCTATTGAACAAATTTCTATGTCTAGTGCAGTTGAAAGATTTGAGTTAGGTGGTTTAACCACTTCAAAAATCAAAAGTTTTAATAACGGTCAAGTGTCTTGGGAAAATGTTTCTGCCGCAATCAAAACAAAGACAGTAACTGAACTATATGAAATTGAAGATGAGAACGGTAATGTGCTACGATGCACCGGCGATCACTTGATTTTTACTAAGAATAAAGGATATATTAGGGCAGATGAACTGACAGAAACTGACGAGCTATGTGTTGAAATTTGATTACCAAGCATAAATACATATGGAGAAATTCATATGTATAAAGAACTCTATAAAAAATTAATTGACAACGCAAGAAAAGAAAACAGAATGAGAAATCAAGGAACTTATTATGAGCGACATCACATCGTTCCTGATTTCTTATTCAAGAATAGAACGAGAACAGGACCAAAAGGACACTTAGAAGGTGATCCAGATGGTCAAGAAAACATAATGTTATTGACATTTTCTGAACATTTAATGGCTCATTACTATTTGTATGAGATTTACAAAGGAACTCATTATGAATACTCGGCCGGTTCTGCTCTACAGTTCTTTTTTGTGAAGGCAACAAGCAATCATAAACGACAAATTAATCTGTCGGAAGTTGATGAAAATTTTCTTAAAGAAATGGATCATTTGAGACTACTAGGTAACGAATGTATTAGCAAGGCAAGAACAGGCATGATGCCGGCGGTTGATGCTATTACAAGAGAAAAACAAGGATCTGTTCCAGTAGATCATCCTAAAGTGTTGGCGGGTGATTGGGTACATCATAGTAAAGGGGTTCCTGGAAAATCGTCTAGAGATATGTCTGGTAATAAGAATACTAATTTCAAGGAACTTACTCAGGACCGCAGAGTACGGATGTGGAAATGTGTTTCCGACTCATGCCAAGACGGATATCTAAAATTAAATTTGCTACAAGATAACATGAAGAAAGAATTCACAGAATTTAAGAAAATTTCATTAGCCTGGATCGGCAATAAGTTTGGATCGTTAGAAAACTTAATCAGTGACACGAACACAAATATGAATCTTAACATCAAGTATGACCCATATCATAGAAGTATATCGCAGCGAAAAATTGCTGCGGAACAGTCAGCAAAACATCGTTGGTATAACAACGGAATAACTAACATCAGGGTGACAAATGAAGTGCAATTTAGCAAAGAACATCCAGAATTTGTTCAAGGAAGAATTAGATTATGATTAAAATTAGAAAAATAACAGTAGAACCCACTGACGTTTATGATATATCTGTTCCTAAAACAGAATGCTTCTTTGCAGACAATATCCTTGTCCACAATTGCGAGATCCTTCTTCCTACGAAATCATTCAAACGACTAGACGATGATACCGGTAGGATAAGTTTATGCACTCTGGGTAGTATCAACTGGGGGAGTTTTAGGCACCCAGAAGATATGCGCCGTGTTTGCCGCATCCTTCAGCGCAGCCTGTGTAATATCCTAGACTATCAGGATTTCCTGAGCATCCAGAGCAAGTTGAGCAATGATGAGATCCAACCATTGGGTATCGGAATCACCAATCTCGCTTACTGGCATGCAAAACGTGGATACAAGTACGGTGAGCAAGATGCACTTCAGGATGTAAAGACATGGATGGAGCATCAGGCATTCTATCTCACAGAAGCGACGGTAGAACTCGCTAAAGAACGCGGTCCCTGCTTACATAGTGATAAGACCCGCTATGGTCAAGGAATCTTTCCTTGGGAACTCAGGGCAAATGGAGTCAATGAACTCGCAGACTTTACTCCTAATCTTGATTGGGAAACACTACGAACTGATATGAAGCAATACGGTGTTCGTAATGCGACATTGATGGCAGTCGCACCAGTAGAATCTTCATCTGTAGTCATCAATTCTACGAACGGTATTGAGATGCCCATGAGTTTGATTAGTGTTAAAGAAAGCAAAGCAGGAAGTTTTGTACAAGTTGTTCCAGAATATCATAGACTAAAGAACAAGTATCAAATGATGTGGGAGCAAACTGATTGCATTGATTATATAAAAACGGCGGCGGTTATTCAAGCATATGTAGATCAAAGCCTGAGTACCAATACTTTTTACAACCCGGCTCACTTTGCTGATAGAAAAGTACCAACTACATTAATTGCTAAAAATCTGATGCAAGCGCATATGTTTGGAATTAAGACATTTTATTATAGTCTTATAAATAAGCAAGGCAGTAAACAACAAGAAGAAACTGATTCTCCACTAGAAGTCATTGATTTTGATGATGAAGATTCATGTGAGAGTTGCAAATTATAATGAATTATAAAAAAATATATGATAATTTAATTGAGCGGTCTAAAAGTCGCTTAATTGAAGGATATACTGAAAATCATCATATCCTCCCGCGTTGTCTTGGCGGGACAGATGATTTGTCTAATATTGCGGTACTGACACCGGAAGAACATTTTTTAGCGCACCAATTGTTGGTTAAGATATATCCTAAAAATTTTAAATTAATTCGTGCAGTGCATATGATGACCGTTAATAGTAGTTCTACCAGAAGAAACAATAAATCATTTGGTTGGATTCGTAGGCAAAATGCAATTGCGATGTCAGTAAGTATGAAGGCATATCAAAAAGAAAACGGTCACCCAAGGGGGATGGCTGGCAAAACCAATACAGTAGAGTCTAATATCAAACGTTCATCTAGCATGAAGGGTATACCTTGCCCAAGTCGTGGCGTGAAAGGACCAAGAGGACCCAGACCGGCCTTGCCAAAAGTAGTATGTCGGATAGATAATAGAAAAGAGTTAGATATTGCAAACTTTATGGTGTATTGCAAGAAATTAGATAATCCATTAAATGCGACAATAGCAGATTTGAATCGTTCGGTTTCGCAAAAGGGAATAGCAAAGCCGCAGCCTAAAGTTGAATGCCCACACTGCGGCAAAATAGGTGCAAATAACATCATGCAACGGCATCACTTTGAAAAATGTAAAGAAAGAAAATAATGAGTATACAACAGTATGATTTGTCTAAGCCAACAGATTACCTGAATCGTAAAATGTTTTTAGATCCAGCCGGCCCGGTTACAGTACAGAGATTTGAAGAATTTAAGTATCCTAAAATTGCTAATTTTGAAACAACTGCACGTGGATTCTTTTGGGTACCAGAAGAAGTCTCGCTTACTAAAGATGCAAATGATTTTAAGGAAGCTAGTGATGCAGTGAAACATATATTCACAAGTAATCTATTGAGACAGACAGCATTGGATAGTTTACAAGGGAGAGGACCTACTCAAGTTTTTACTCCGGTGGTATCACTTCCTGAGCTAGAGGCATTGATGTTCAATTGGGGATTTTTTGAATCAAATATTCATAGTCGTAGTTATAGTCACATTATCCGTAACATTTATGCTGTTCCAAAATCTGTTTTCAATTCCATACATGATACACAAGAGATTGTTAATATGGCAAGTAGTGTAGGTAAATATTATGATTATTTACATAGACTAAACTGCCGCAAAGAATTGAATGACAATGGTTATGCAGTAGATGAAAAAGAACATATCAAAGCAATCTACATGGCACTACATGCTAGCTATGCACTAGAAGCATTTAGATTCATGGTAAGTTTTGCTACTAGTTTAGCAATGGTTGAAAACAAAATCTTTATTGGCAATGGTAACATTATCAGTTTGATTTTACAAGATGAACTATTACATAAGGGTTGGACAGCTTACTTGATTAATCAAGTAGTAAAGGAAGATAGTAGATTTGCACAAGTAAAATCTGAATGTGAAAATGAAGTTTACCAGCTTTACCAGGATGTGATACGTGAAGAAAAAGACTGGGCTAAGTATCTATTCAAGTTTGGCCCTGTGATTGGATTGAATGCAAACATCCTAAATGACTTTGTAGACTACACAGCAGTAGGAGCATTGAAAGAGATTGGTATTAAATATCAAGCTAATGCTCCTAAATCTACTCCTATCCCCTGGTTCAATAAGCACGTTGATACAAGCAAGAAACAATCTGCATTACAAGAAACAGAATCAACTAACTATGTCATCGGTGTAATGAGTGATTCATTGGACTATGAAGAATTACCAGATTTGTAAGGAATAATCAATGAAAAGCCTTCCATATGGCAATCTAGGTAATATGAATCTAAAGGGCAAGAAGTCCAAAGCATTCATGGCTGGAAAATATGTAGAGGATGTTATACAGAACTTCAAAGAATCTGAACGCAAGAAAGAAGATCGTAAAGAGATTCAAAAAATGCTTGGCTTTTCTAGAGTAAGCAACAACGAAACAGATACTAATAAGCAACGATAAGGAGATAATGATGCAAAAAGCAGTAATATGGAGCAAAGATGATTGTAGTTTCTGCCTATCAGCAAAGAACCTGCTGACAGCAAAAGGCATTGAGTTTGAAGAACGCAAGATTGGACACGGTTACACTAAGGAACAACTCCTAGAAACAGTACCCAATGCAAAGACAGTTCCACAAATTTTTCTCGATGGAGAATATGTGGGTGGCTACACAGAACTAAAACAAAAATTGACAGAAGCATAATCACTTAAACTTACAACGTTCACCGTGTGATCTAGAAAAGTTGCGTATGTCCACCTCTTTATTGCAGTGTGGGCATACCTTTTTAGGAACAAGCTTACCGTACATTGGATTTTTTTCCCCGGGACTGCCATATTTTATACTACGTTCTTTTTCTGAATATAGTTTGGATAATGGAATGCCCTTGTTCCATGCCGGGTAACCTTTGTTAGCGATGGACTGCCTGCGCCGAGTTTCTTCTGTTTGTATTCTGCCGGTTGCTTTTTCTCGGATGAGTTCTATGGTACTTTCTTTGTGCGTTTTTCCGTACAAAGGATGGTTCTCTCCTTGATTCCATCCTTCTGGCATTTTTCTTCCCTTAAGAGCGATGCTGCGTCTGTGATTGGATTCAGGTGTTTGTATAGCGCCTGATTGTCCTTCGCCACCATCCGTTCTATTAAGGAGAATACCAGTACTAATATCCTTGCGACCATACCACCTAATGTAGCTTCGCTCTAATGCAAATGCTCCTACTTCAGGCAAGCTTCTTTCAAGGAATACGATTTTGGATCTATCTTTGGGAACACTAACTCTGTGATTCGGATCATACGCCCGTTTGTCTTTACCTTTTCCAATATAATAAGGTGTTCCGGCTTTAGCAGTTTTAGAATCTTTTGTTTTTAGATAGGCATACACGTAATAAATAGTCATGCTGATAGCTCCCTTAAAGCTGTTAGAGTAGTTGGGTATTTCCGCACCGCGAACTACAACTTTATTTATCATTAAGGAATAATAATAATGACTATTACTATAGGCGAAGTTTGGACGTTCAAATTAACATCAGGTGAAGAGCTAATTACTAAGGTTTTGAAAACAGTAGACGACGAACTAGTCATTCATGATCCAGTATCAGTTGCCCCTGGACCACAAGGTGTTGGGCTTGTGCCTAGCATGTTTACTGCGGACCCAAAAACCGAAACAAGACTAAAGATAAATAGTATCGCAATCTCTGCGTTGACTGATGCTTCAGTTAAGGCAAAGTATATAGAAGCGACAACTGGACTTGCAGTCCCAACTAAGAAGTTGATCCTAGGGTAAAACATGGCAAAGTTAAGCAGAAAAGGTGATCAGGATTCAGGTGGCGGCAAGATCGTCAGGGGAGCCAGCACCGTTTTTGCTAACGGCGTCGCAGTCGGGTTACATGTGAGTGACATAACTTCACACGGTCCCGGCCCCCATAAGTCAGCAAAAACGACAGAAGGTAGTCCTACTGTGTTTGCTGAAGGTGTCGCTGTTCTACGGGTTGGATCAGGCAACTCATGTGGACATCCTATCTCAGACGGTAGCCCAGATGTATTTGTACCGTAAAGGGTAATCATGGCAGATTCAGGCGTTCAAAGTCCATTAGGAATTAATGTATTAGGGTCAGTGTTGAATAACACTGGTATTCATATCAATAGTGTTGCTACCAGTTATATGGGATCAAGCAAGACAAATTCAAACTATGCCTTTGGTAGCCTAACATATGATACGGTTCTACGACTTTTAACATGGGCTATAAATGATGGTTATAATCGTGGACCCGGCAACGGAAATGCAACGCTCACTGACGCTACATATAACAATCTAATATCTATTGGTAAGGGAACTATACCTGCATTAGGAAATTCAATACCGCCTACCTATCTAGCAGAAGATCCAGCAGGTGTATGGACTACTACAGCACAGGCTATTGCTACCCAGCAGAGCGTCGTCCCGGCCATGCCTGCACCAGCAACATCTGGATATCCAATATCATATGATAATGTTGATCAAGGTCAAGACGCATCTTGGCTACCCTATGACACAACCAATCCAAATAAGTCAATAACCCAATGGGGATTTGCTAGGCTACCTGCACTACAGGCATGGAATGAATTCAATTGGAATGGAACTGTAGTAGATCAATCTACTCCTGAATATAAAGAATTCTGCTCATCGTTTATCTCATATAATGCAGTTGCATCATCATCCAACAAAGCAATCATATCAATTGACAATTCTGACACCTTTATGCAAGGTACTTATAGTAATATGAATGACCTTGTCAGTGCTGATATAACAGGAGTGAGCCTGTCTACTACCGATTTTGGAAATGATCTGATTAGCCAGGGAAAGATCATCAATCTGAAAAATATTGAAACTTTCGGACTACCTTCTAACCTACTCGCTACATTAGGGCAAAATTATGCGATGACCGAAGACCTCATCCTTGCATTATTGTCAGCAGGATTATCTAGAAGTGACATCACTTCAATCTCAACTGGTACCGCATCTAATGTAGCCACGATCACTGAACAGCAAATTTACGGGGCATTTTTGATCATTATAGGGGAGAATCTAACAAATATTCTCGCTATATTGCAATGCAATCTCCCTAATATTAACACACTTGCAGACTTGCTGAATCTCCGACTATTATTCCCCACTAGTTATTCATCACTGACGGTTCCTATCTACAATGCGAATCCTGGACCTACTAATAGTAAGACTTACTATCTCATATATCAAGACGGTGGTGTGAACAAGTCATTAAGTGCTCCGGCTATTCAGAGTTATGTAGGTACTATCATTCCTTCAGGAACTCCTCCGATTAGAGACACCGCATTAGACCCGCAGAATTATTCAGAATTGCCAATTGGATTTGATTCATATTTATTAGGAATCCTTCCGAATGATC